TCTGAAACTCCCGTGTTTTCTTTATGTATGATACTTATACCGTCTTGACTCTCTAATGAATCTAACTTCATTAAACAATATTTATCATCTGAACCATCATTTACTATCGTAATTTCAAAATTAGTGTAATCTTGATTATAAACTGAGTGTAATGTCGGGTTTAATCTTTTGGCGTAATTATAAATTGGCATTGCTAACGTAACCAACGGTTCACCTTTCTTTATTGGTTTTTTATTAAATTTAGTAGGTAAAAGTATTGGTAATTTATCTTTGTACATACTTAAGAATTTTAACCGATTATTTTCCCATTTATCATTTGTTTGACCTATTGATAAGTGAGTAATTCTTACATCATAAAATACCCCAATTTTAACACCACTAATATGATTTTTAAAACTAAATCCTAAGTCATAAAAATGGAACCCATCAAATGATTCATCAAAAGTATGCTTTATTTTAGTTTTGTCTAAGGCAATAAAAAGTCCATCAACAATTACTGTGTCGTCTAATTTATTCCCTTTTGACTCACTATACTGATTAGTCCATTTTTTTTCTCCCTGTTGGTGATTAACGATACCTAACATTTCTTCACTAATTTCCCACCATCTAGCCGATTCAGGAAAAAACTTAGTACCCGCAACCCCTAAAATTCCATATTCAGGATTCCTTTTAAAGTGTTTTAATACCTTGTTACCCCAATTCTTTTTTTCAAAATATAAATCATCATGACATAGTACAACAATGTCATTATTTGCTTTTTCTAAAATTATGTTATATACCTCACTTAAGGAGTGTGTGCCTGGATTTTCAAAAGGAATAACTTCCACTTTATGAATACCACAAGACTTTTCAATATAATCTTTAAATTCGGGGTTAATTTTTTTTGTACTATATCCTATCGTTAACATAATCTATTAAATCTTAATTTCCCGTTGACCCAAATCCCTTTTCATTACGGTCTTTTTGTTTAATGTCTTTAACTCGTTTTAATATAACATCACGACCTTGTACTACAGGGCAAATAACTGCTTGAGCTATCTTATCTCCGAATTCGATAGTTTGAATCATATTACTCATATTAATTAAGATTACTTTGATTTCTCCAGTATAACCCTCGTCAACAGTACCTGGAGTATTTAATACAGTTATTCCCTTTTTTAATGCAATTCCACTTTTAGGTCTTACTTGTACCTCACATCTAGTTGGTACATCAATATGTAACCCTGTAGACACTAACGCTCTTTCAAGTGGACCTAATACTAATCTTTCATTAGCTCTTAAATCAAAACCCGAATCACTATCATAATGATATTTGGGTTCAGGATTAATTGAGTTATATGAAAACTCAATTTCTTTTGGTTCAAATCCTTTATGGGTAAAAGAATCTTCTAACGCCTCGTAATCGATACCAAAAGATTCTAACATTGCTTGTGGGTCGGACATGTCAACATCACTAAATTGTTTTTTAATATCATTTAATTTAGATAATTCGTCTTTTAATTTATTTAATTTACCTAACATATCTTAATTTAATTTATATATTTTTTTAACTAATTCGACTAATACATTCACATCTTTCTCACAATATTTGGAAATCGATTCTAATTCATTATTATTCCAATATGTATCATGGACTAAGTTTCCGGTAATAGTTCCTGTTTTAGGACTATCAATACCCATAGATACACACATTAAATCTAATGAGGATATACCAAAATTATTACCAAATTGCCATATCTCTTTAGTGTCTAACGCCTTTATTTCCCATGGTTTAGTATTGTATGATGGTAATAATTTTGGAGGTAGGATATTATTAGTTAAGAATCGTTTTCCTAGTGTTGGGATGTCAAAAAACTTAATATTATGACCACATAAATAAAATCCTAATTTATCCACTTTATTTAGTAGGTCTTTAACTTTAATAAGTAATGATTTCTCATCATCCTCTGCGAAGGTTTGAGTATGTATCTCATCATTAGGTGTTATAAATGAAAAGGAGGCAACAATAATTTTAGAAAATTCAGCAACTAATGCCGCTTTGTTAATAAAAATATCTTCAGGGCTATTATCTTTTTGGTCGGGATATTTTTTTATAAACCAGTCTAAATAACTATCAAAAAGTCTTGCTAATTCGGGTCTATTTTTTTTAAGTGAGGGTAGGTCTTTTTCAATACCTACTGTCTCTAAATCGAAAAATAGTAATTTGTTTAATGGTAAGTCTATCATTTTACTAAGGTTTTATATATTTGTGCTCTTGTTTTTGTTACAACATTAAGGTCGTAAGTATCTTTTACCGTCTCATATAATCTTTCACCTAAATCTTCAGCCCATGAAGGGTTAACTATTAGTTTTTTCATAAATTTACCCCAATCGGAATGATTTCGAGATTCGTTTATTAAAAGAGCGTTACCGTCAACAAACTCACCATTCTTTAATGCATGATTTAAATCTATAGTATATGGTCCAACATTGGAGGCAATTATAGCTTTTTTATAGAATCCCGCTTCAATAACTTTTAATTGTGATTTCATTCTATTAAACATATGATTCTTAATTGGTGCCAATGATACGTCAAATTTTGCATAATTCTTAGCATATGAAGTCACAGGTTGAGTCCATACTCTATGGTAAAATTCTTCATCATTATATGGTTGTTGTTTATAACTTAATAGATATTTTTTATAATCCTCATTAATTGATGAGTAATTATTTGTAAAAATTTTCTCGTATTCCGCCCAAACGGTCTCTTCAGGTTTAATGTCTCTTTGTTTTTGATTACCAGTTTGTTTGTCTATTTCAGTCACTGAACCTCTTACATCAAACCCACATAAGTATAAATCGTATTTATCCACTAACGAGGCATTCTTACTAAAAGCATCTCCTAATATTTTTAAATCGTGTAAATGTGAGGAACCACCCAACCATCCAAACCTTAATTTATCTGAAGGTTCAGTCTTATGCTTAAATTGTGGTTCGTTAGGGTTAATTGCATTTGGGATAATAAATACATTTTTATTAATTTTTTTTATCTCTTGAGCAAATAACTCGGTAGTTGTCGTCACATATTGTGCCGCCTTTACATTATCTCTAATTTTTTCATGTAACTTACTGTTCATAATTAGTGCATGTGCAGGATGCTCTTTCCCTGGTAACCAATAATCATCAACATCACATACTGTTACGATACCCCACTTATGTAATTTTTCAATGAGTATAGGTGTCTCGGTATATTCTTTGGTTATTGTTCTATGGAAATGTACCATATCATAACTCTTCCAAAAATTATCATCATTAATTTTTGGTTCATAATCAATATCGATATGAAAATCATTAGGATTTTGATTTTGTAAGAAAATATGGGGTTCTACTGAGCGAAATTTACCTACTCCTGTTCTGTCGGATGGTAATACTAATATTCTAATTTTTGACATATACTTTAATTTTACTCAAAGTATAGTAAAAGAATTTTAATAAGAAAAGGTATTTCTACTGTTTTACCTTTCTAATTTTAAGAACTTTCCCTTCGAATATATGATTACCAACTCTAAGAGATAATATTTCATTAGTCTTTTTTGTTGATTCAGATATTAGACCAGCATTTGTTAGTTCTTCTTTAATTACGTCTTTTACCGTATCACGGACAACATCTCTAATCATTTGTCTTAACTCAGTATCTGTATTAGACCTAACAGTCTCATTTAATTGGTTAGGTGGTACTTGACTAACGTCAATTGGTTTCGGAGTGTTATTCCCCATTAAACGAGCCGCTCCTTCAATTATTTCATTAGACAGAACTTGACCTCCATTAGAGTTTGGTTGAGTAATCGGATTTTCAAGCATTAATCTTTTAATGTCGTCAGGTAATTTAGAGTTTTGTATCGCACTTTCACTTGCCATTCCATTATTATTATATGTTTGTTGTGGTTGTGGTTGTTGTGGTTGTGGTTGTTGTGGTTGTGGTAATATATTATCAGGGATATTATAGGTAGAGTTAATATTTTCATTTAACGGTAAACCTCCATTAGAAGAGTTTCTAGGCGAATTTATATTCTTATCCATTATTTTTTTTGCTACTGCTAGCTTTTGCATCAAATCACTCATATTGTTAGGTATTAAATTTTGCGTTTAAAATTACACTAGACATACTGTTATCCCCGTTAGGGTTATAATTCGGTCTAGGTTCATTAAAGGTACTCATAGTGTTTTTATAAGTAAATATTTTATCAACTCTGAATAATCTCCATCCAGGTAGCGGTTTTTCACCAATACTAGCAGTATGGGATGCACCTTCGGTATCCCAAGCCCTTAAGACCATATTATTACCCCCTTTACTTTTTCCAAGACAAACAGGTTCTATGGTTCTTAGACCTTTACCTCCTGGTTCATCTCCATCATAATAAATGGTAACCACATTCTTATTTCTTATTGATTTTTCAATATCATTAAGAGATGCAATTTCGTTTAAAATTACTTTGAATGTGTTTAAAAGATTCATTAAAGGTCGAAGTTAGGATAAGGGTTATCTGAACTAAATTTATCAATCTTAAGGTTCTCGGTTCTAGCTAATATATCCGTAGACGTACCTACTTTCTGATTATATACATCTAAAAATTGAGAGGTTCCTCTACCAATTTTATCTCCATCAGCCATAGCGTCAGGATGTTGTGGTGAATAAAGGTCACTATTCGGTGAAAAATCATTCTTAGGGAATAATTTACTTCTCTCAGCCTCCGCAAATGAGGATAAGTTATTCTCAGGTTGAGCGAAGTTTAGTTTGTCATTTTGTGTTGCCATTATATTAAGGTTTTCATTATTTGGTTTATTTGTTTAATCTGTTCAGTAACAGATGTGTCATATTTATTAATTCCCTTTTCATGTCTTTTATTTGGGCTAACTACAACACCATCTTTAGTGTGGTATTTAATATACTCATTTTCCATACCACTTCCTGATTTGGCTCTCTTACCAATATCTAAAGTTAATCTCCAATGGTCTAAAACATGATTACACCATGTTTTCATTCTTTCTCCACCATTTAAAATAAAAGGAGAATCTTCTTTATTACCACTATAATTATCAAACCAACTCTTAATTCTTTTTAATCGTTGGTAGTTAACTATACCACCACTCCTTAGTTCTTTATTTCTATTATAACCTTCAGTATTACTATCGGCATCGACACTATCAAAACACTGAGACAAATAATTGTTAAGTGAGTTAGGTAGTTTTACTTTTCTATCGTATAAATCTTTATTCATTTTTAAATATTCTAAGTAATTCATTTGTTGAGATACCATCCATAGATGCTAACTTTTTTAATGATTTAATATTTCTCAATAATATTGGCGATATTTTTTTAGAAATTTTTAAGTCTTTATCTTCTGATTTAGTCACTAATACATCGTCTGCCATCCTTAATAACTCCTCTTTACTAAGTATTTTACCTTTTTCTGTTAATCTCCCCTTCATTACGAAATCCTTTTTTTTCTTAAAAGGTGAGGAATTATCTAATCTTTTATTTTTACCCATTTCTTCAGCCCTACCCTTAGCATCTTCTTCATCAAAACCTAATTCATCAATAAAAAATGCAATAGTTTCTTCCGCATCCATAAATTTAGTTTCATCATAACCGAAAGCATCTTCCATATCTTCCTCATTAATCTCTCTATTTTCGACACTCTCACCATAATAAACTCGGTATCCTCTTGTTAGCGGGTCTTGAGTTATACGGGCCATTGCGACTGTTTTATCCATAGTATCACTTCCTTTAGCGCTAACATTAGGGTCTAATATAGGTATTTTAGAACTTAGCATGGTACCATCGTAATCTATCAACTCATCTAATTCCCCTTCAGGTGTAGATTTTTTAATAATTGATAAAAAAGATTTATGGGTATCGCAAGGCATAAAGGTTTTTCTTTTATGTTTATGTGTTCCCTGACATCCTAATTCCTTTGAAGCTTTCTCAGCTCCTTCCTTTGTTTTATAAAGATATGACTTCATAGGTTCTTTTTTACTATAAATACAACGAACAAAGTATTTATCTATAAAACCATTCATGGCAACTCAGAATATTAATAATTATAATTTTAATCGATACGACATACGTTTAGATAGTAGTAGCTATTTTGACCTTACGATTGCTTCGGATGAAAGAGATTATGATGAAGAGGTAGTTTTTTCTAACCAATTAATTGCCAAGACAGACGGTAATCGATTACCAGTCTATATTGATTTGTCATCAAACTTGTCCAACCAAAAAATGAGGTTGTTATGGGATGTTAATTATTCTGCAAATACCTTAGTATCTGAAAATTATTATAACCCAAGTAATACTGATTTATCTTGTGAAACGGCAACCACTGTTTGTGATATTGGATTAGTAGGTACGGATAATGGTTTATATGATAAAATGACTGGCCAGAGCCTTACATTCACTATGGGTATTAACGATATTGAAAAATTTAATCCTCATTATTACGACCGTAGGTTAAAACTACATCCAGTGACCTCATATGTCGATTGGCCAAATCATAGATTCTCCGGTAATTCAAAAACAGTATATAATATTGTTTCAAAAGATGATACGAAAGTAGGATATTATAATGAATTGTACGGCGGATTCTATCAAGGATTTTATAAATTATATGGTTATGATTATGAAGTATTTCCTGAAAGAGTAAATAAGGGATGGACTATGGAAACCATAATAAAACCTAGACAAAGAGAAGAATATGAAATTCAACCATCGGAAGTTTACTTAAATGAAATCTATCCTAATAACTCAGGTATGTTTTTCTTTTTTGGTGCGCGAGCAGAGAATAAGTATTATCATCCATCATCTGGAGATGTACAGTCAGTTAATAGTTTTACTTGTAATGACGATATAGATGTTATCGGTGAAGTTTCTGGATGGACATACACTCGAGTAACTAAGGGTTTAGGTGATTGCATTAAAACATGTGCATGTGCAAATACTGGAGTTACAAACTCAAACTGTTTTAATGTTTTTCCTACTTCAGGTAGTACTGTTAAACATAATACAAGTCCTTGTGGTGCATATAATACTGAAATTACAAATCCTCCTGTTGACCCAGGTATGGATATATTCTCAAATGCAATGGCGATACGGTTAAGTGGTGACCCTAAAAATCCACATATTTGTGTTAAATATATTAAATTAACTGGTGATTGTGTCACCACAGGTAGTTGTGGGACAACAGGATTAACCTACTCATCAGGTTATTGTATTAATGAAATTTGTTCAATTAGAGGAATATATGATGATTGTGGATACGATAGTGTGCTTTGTTATACTGCAAATACAGAAGAGAGATGGGTTATGTTCTCAGCGGTATTTGAAAGATATGAAACTTTAGAGAGTAAGTGCGATTTAATTAATTGGGGAGGTCTAGGAGATATACGAGAAATGTTATATCCATCTGCCATTAATGGAGCCGCCTATAACTTAATTATGCCCCCTCAAACACATGAAGGAGGGGTAAAGGAGCAGAAAAAGAATATAACCGAATTAAATAGAAAGTGGTTAAGGGAAAAAGATAGACGTATGGGGTTACTTAAACTATATGTTAATGGTTATTTATTTATGGTTATTGAAGATTTTGAAGAGGTTATACCTCGTGAATTAAATACTCAAAAAGAAAAACAATTAGGTATACCATTTAATATAAGTTGGGGTGGAGGGACACAAGGACTTAGAGAAAGTCTAATGTTTAGCGCGTGTACGGCAACTGAAGGTGAGTATATACAAGACCCTGAGTCTATGCCAAATGAAACTTTATCGGGAACTTCATTATCAGGATTAACGACTAATATATTATTAGAACCTAATTTTGGTGGTACATTTATGGGAGGTATTTCACAATTTAGAATGTATACTGAACCTTTATCGACCCCACAAATACAACATAATTATCGACACTCAAGAGTTGAGTATGATTTATATGATTTTTGGTGTTCCGATTGTTATAGTTGTTTATTAGATTGTTATTTTGACTTTAAAGCTAATAAAGTCGCATGTGATTATGATTACATAATAAATGAATTAACCTGTGATTTCGGATTTAATATTATTAATTAATGGAATTTTTTATAAAAAAAAATAGCACACTGCCAGTTATAAAGGTACAAATAGTTAAGGACGGTCGTTTAAGTTTTCGTGAATTTGATGATTTAACTAAAACCTCGACAATCACATTTTCTATGAAGAATGAGGAAACAAATGTTTACTATGTTCTCGACAGACCAACACAGACGATGATAAAGGAATCGACAGGAGATGGTAATGAGGACGAATATTTCGTTTACTACCAACTTACTGCTCATGAAACAAGACAAATTGGTGGATATATATGTGAATTTAAAATAAGTAATGAACAAGGTATTACCATATTACCGAGAAGAAAGGGTCTTGTTGTCAATATAATTGACTCTTTCAGTGTTCCTGACCTATGTTGTAAGCCAAGTAATAATTAAAAAATATATAGTTATAACCTAAAAAGATATGGAATTTTTTATTAGACAAAATAGTGAACTACCGATTTTAAAAATGCAAGTGGTAAAAGATGGTAGAACAAATGCCAATAAAGTATTTGATAAGGACCTTGATACTGCAACTATTCGGTTTTCGATGAAAAACGAATTGAACGGTATTCCTAAAATACTAATGAACAATGCATATCTTACTGAGAAAACACAAATGAATCCCGATTCACCAATAGAATATTACATTTATTATAAGTGGGGAAGTAGAGATACAAATACAAAAGGTAGATTTGTGGGAGAGTTTCACATAGTTAATTCTATGGGCGAACTAATAGCACCAATAAGAGAAAATTTATACATTAACATAATTTAAGACATGAGTAATAACGTAAGAAGAAGAAAAAATTTAGTAATTGAAAGATTAAATCGTAGATTATTGGGAGAATCGGAAATGGATTGTCCAAAATCCACTCAAGATTTGGAATTAAACACCAAAAATAGAGATTTATCCATTAAATCAGAACATATAAAATATGGACCATTAAATGTTGATGAATCTGGTGATTATTGGAAAGATTTGGCTAACCATTGGGACACTACAGAATCTGCGGCTAAAAAATCTTTATGTGGTAACTGTGTTGCGTTTGACATATCAGAAAGAATGGATAAATGTATGCCCGGAGTAACATCAGACGAAGACGGTCGTTTAGGTTATTGTTGGATGCACAATTTTAAATGTCACTCCGCTAGAACTTGTTATACGTGGGCAAAAGGTGGTCCAATTAATAAGGATAAAGTTTCTTATGAATGGCAAGAAAGAAATACATAATAGTTTGACAATAATATAGTTGTTACTTATATTTTGTTTAAGTGTCAAAGAGTAATCGTATCATCACGATATGAGAAAATATCTCAGACGGTAAAACAAACATAATGGTATCACAAGAAGAAATTGAGAAATTCCTCAATGGGGAAGACCCCGAAAAATATATAGTAGCTTTAGAATATGATTACCCATCAGGTAAAATATTCAAAGTAATCCAACATCCAGAACAAGGTAAAGTAATTAAATCAGACACATTTGTCCCATTCGCATGGGTAGGTGACTTACATGGTATTAATTTCTACGGAGGTTCTAAATCCTCTCAAAAACAAGCGATGTCTACACATGGAATTGTAATTGAAAAATTAGATACCCATGGAGATGAAAGAATGGAACAAGGATTAAAGTTCTTAGTTAAGACTACCAAAACATATAGTAATCTTGTTAATTTTTTTAAAGCCGGAGGTTTAGACCCATGGAATAGAGAAACATCAGGTAATATTATGATATTACCCCCAACGGAACAATATTTAGTACAAAAAAGTAAAAGACTGTTTAAAGGTTTTGATGAGTACGATGAGGTACATCGTTTCGTTTTTGATATCGAGACAACAGGACTTTCACCTGAAGAGAGTAGTATTTTCTTAATTGGTATGAAAGACAATAAGGGTTTCGAAAAAGTAATAGCGTGCGAAAATGAAGAAGAGGAACGTAAGGTCATTATAGAGTTTTTCGATACTATAGCGTATTTAAAACCTTCACTGGTTGGGGGATATAATTCCGCATTCTTTGATTTCCCATTTATACTTCGTAGAGCTGAAATATTAGGATTAAACATTAAAAAGATTTCAAAAACTTTAAATCCTAAACAAAGTCTTAGACAAAAAGACGGTATGTTAAAACTAGCCAATGAGATGGAACCCTTTGTTCAAACAATGATGTGGGGGTATAATATTATAGATATCGCGCATGCCGTTCGTAGAACTCAAGCCATTAACTCAGACATTAAAAGTTGGGGTCTAAAATATATTACAAAATTTATTGGAGCAGAGACCGAGAATCGTGTTTACGTTGAGGGAGATAAGATAGGTAAAATATATTTTGATAATAAAGACTATTACTTTAACCCTAAAACGGGAGGATATAAAGAAGTTGGTTCACCGGGAACGGAAGATTTAATGGATAAATTTCCTGGTCATTATGAAAAAGTTAATGGAAATTATATTATTGAAAGATACCTTTACGATGATATTCAAGAGACAATGATTGTGGATGAGGAGTTCAATCAAGCGAACTTCCTACTATCAAAGTTAGTTCCTACCACTTATGAAAGATTGTCCACTATGGGGACGGCAACACTATGGAAGATGATTATGGCAGCATGGTCATATAAACATAATTTAGCGATACCTAAAAAGGGAGAAAAACGACCATTTACAGGTGGGTTATCAAGATTATTAGCGGTAGGGTATTCTACAGACGTATTAAAATTAGATTACTCTTCACTATATCCCTCAATTCAGTTAGTCCATAATGTATTCCCTAAGTGTGATGTTACAGGAGCAATGAAAAGTATATTAAAACACTTTAGAGATACACGTATAACATATAAAAAATTAGCGTCAGACCTTTATGAGTCAAACCCTGAATTGTCTAAAAAATACAACAGAAAACAATTACCGATTAAGATTTTTATTAATGCGTTTTTTGGTTCATTATCCGCCCCACATGTGTTTCCGTGGGGAGATATGGATATGGGAGAACAAATCACTTGTACAGGAAGACAATATCTTAGACAAATGATTATGTGGTTTATGGAGAAAGGTTATAATCCTTTAGTAATGGATACGGATGGGGTTAACTTTTCATCACCTAAAGGTATCGATTCTCACACCTATATCGGTAAAGGACTTAATGGTTTGGTTATAGAAGGGAAGGAATATAAAGGTACCGAAGCGGATGTTGCAGAATATAACGATATATTCATGAGAGGTGAGATGGGGTTAGATACGGACGGAGTATGGCCATCAACAATAAATGTGGCTCGTAAAAACTATGCGTTACTGACCGCATCAGGTAAGGTTAAATTAACAGGTAACAGTATTAAATCTAAAAAATTACAAACATATGTTGCCGAGTTTTTGGACCATGGTCTTAGATTATTATTGGACGGTAAGGGTCACGAGTTTTTAGACTTTTATTATAGTTATGTTGAAAAAATATATAACCGAGAAATACCACTATCTAAAGTGGCTAACAAATCGCGTGTTAAACAAAGTATAAAAGACTATAAACTTCATATGACTAAAAGAACCAAATCAGGTTCTTTAATGTCGAGACAAGCGCATATGGAGTTGGCTATCGCTCATAATTTAACTGTCGGATTAGGAGATACAATCCATTACGTCAATAATGGTGAAAGAAAATCCCATGGAGATGTTCAGAAAAAGAATATTTGGCACGGTACCGCAGCCGATAAGAGAATCTATAAATCGACACATGGGGTTGCTATGCCACCTGATGATACGGAAATTGTACTGAATTGTTATTTAATTGATGATGATGAACTTAAAAATCAACCTGATAAGTTAGGGGAATACAACATTGCTCGATATATGGCGGCGTTTAATAAACGTGTTGAGCCATTAACGGTAGTATTTGACCCTGAGATACGTGATGAGATATTAATTGATGTTCCTGAGGATAGACCCTTTTTCACTAAAACTCAGACTAAATTAGTTAGAGGATTCCCTCGTAGAGATGGTGACCAAGATACTTTAGATGAGGTGTTAACAATGGCAGATACTGAAGTAAAATTTTGGAATGATGTAAAAATTGACCCGTTCTATATGTATCTCGATAATACTATAGGATTAGTCAGTGGTGAATATGTTGAAAAAAATAAAAAAATTATGAGTTCTTTATCCCATCAGACGACATAACATACCAATTATCGATAATAAATCTTAATTCTACAGACGCAAACTTTTCGAGTTGAATTTCCTCATATTCTTCATCGATTAGTTTGTTTGTTTTAATTATAGCCTCCGACATTGCTTTAATTGTTAAGTGTTCGGTAGTTGTCTCATCTAAAACTATGGTACATATATCAGAATATTTTACCACAATATACCCTTCACCCTTCGTTTTATAGGTTGAGCCTTTAACTATAATACTATCCGATATTTCTTTTTTCTTACCATACACGATTTTTGTGATTGGATATGATTTAACAATACCCATAATTATATTACATATATTTGTCGTGGCATTGCACGATAAGTTAATGTTTTATTAAGGTTTTCCGCTAGTAATGCCTCTCTTTCCATCATTTTTTCAGGTCTTAACCTTTCTAGTCTTAAGGTTAATTCTTCTATAAGTTTACTTTTCTCATCTTTTGACTCAGTTAATAAAGAATCATATTCTAATGTAACTTCAGAGTCAGGAGTTTTTAAGTTACCACTAAATTTACCTCTAACACGTCCTAAGGTTTCCTTTACATATGCAACAAACCATTTTCTTACCCACGTCTGTGCGGGACTATTTAACTCATCCCACTTCATTTCATCTATAGGGATATCAGAAGGTAACCTAACAATATCAGGGTTTTTAGCTAAACAATCTTCTCTATCGTTAGTTTCATAATACCAATACCATACACGGTATTCGTTATTTTGCATATTACCAAAATCAAACTTACCTCCAGGTACATTAAAAAGGTGTAATGCCTTTTTACCTTCAGGTAATGCCGTGACTCTATAAGTTAATTCACCACCAATAAGTCTTCTTTTAATATTAATATCTTGCATTCTAAGTAAGATATCAAATGCGGGAGTAATCATGTAATTACCGCCTGAACCCATTTGTGACATACCAGCACCACCACCTAATCCAACACCTCCCATACCACCAAATCCACCCATAAATGGGTCAAAAAAGGCGGCGTCTAATTCAGCTCTAGTAAACCATAAAAGTTCGTTAAGTTCTCTACCTGCCGGTATTTCATATATTTGTTGGTTTGGAATTAGAGAAATATAATCTTTCTTTAAAACAGAATCACCACCAGCTTGTAATCCGACAATTTTTGAGTAGGAGTAAGTATATTGTGTTTCCCAATCTAAAGAACGAGTAGTCAATGCTCTTGTTACCGATTGTTCGTCTAAATTTAGTCCATATAGTGAAGTCCATTGTGATTCTATTAACCAATCATTCACGTATTGGGCATAATCTTGAATTGATAACTCAAGTAGTGAGTCCATCATTTCATCTTCTATTTCTATGCTACGTATTGGAGCACCTAATAGATGTTTAATTCGTGTATATAGTTTCGTTCTTTGTGGTTCATTAATTATGGACATAGCTATGGTTTATCTATAAATATTAACAAAATAGGATTTATCTAATTAATGTATTCAGAGGACTCATTAAAAACATATCTTCCATTAATAATTTTAGTTGATGAGTTATCAAAAATCTTAGTACCTAATTTATTATTATGAAAAACTAAGTAGTCTGTTTTATATGGTTTTACATTCGCGGTACCATATACAATGACCTTACCATTTTTATTACTAACTCGATTAAATGGTTTAATTTGTATTGTTTTAATACCTTCACCTAAATCGACAGTCGCGTCAATACCTTTAATCATATCATCAACACCACCTAATTCACCTACCTTTTTAACCTTATCCGTCTTAAATAGTTCTTTTAATTTAACCACGGCATCGACTTCTCTCTTATCCCCAAAACGATTAGTTTTATCTAATCCTGACATAACTGTTTTAAATGTTGGGGATTCTGAATCAAATATTTTATATCTTAATTCCACTAAATATTTATTAAATCGGTCTACTTCAGTTTGTTCTTCTTTACGGTTTTTGTTGTTAAAATTAATTGCGTCAACCCCATATTTTTTCAAATATTGGTTAGTGTCATTAACTAAAGTACAAAATGCGGTATAGTTTGTATTTAATTTATTAATGACTGAACGACCTTTTTGTTCATAATCATAAACCCCTGACATCTGACCTATATCATATTTATTTTTCTCGTACCAATATTCGGAAAATACTTCCTTAAGAATATCCATAATAGTATGCATGAATCTTCTTTTAATTTCAGGATTAGTATTAAATAGTCTTCGGTACCCTTGTACTTGATTTCTATTACAACCAGCACTTGCCCCTTCAAAAATAATGGTTTTAACTTGAGTGACCTCGTCTAATTTTTTCTTAGTTCTTAATCCATATAATTCATTAACAAAATCCCAATTAACCACTGACCAAAAATTTTTGACATATTCGTCTCTTTTATTACGATATTTTAAGTAATACGCATGTTCCCATGTGTCTATACCTAAAAGTGGGTACCCCCCATTTTTAATTACATCCATTAATGGATTATCCTGATTAGTAGTAGACATAACCTTTAATTTGCCTGTGTTAGTTAATACTAACCAAGTCCATCCTGAACCAAAATTCTTAAGGGATTCATTACTAAATATTCTTTTAAATTTAGAAAAATCACCAAAATCACTGATTATTTTTTCATAAATCTCTCCTTGAGCTCTTTGTGTTTTAGGAGATAACATTTTCCAAAATAAAGAGTGATTAAACGCTCCTCCAGCGTTATTTCTTACGGTTTCACTATACCTTGAGACTCCTTTAATTATTTGTTCTAAATCAACTCCATTATTAACTTTTTTAACTAATGCGTTATTTAATTTCTTTACGTATCCTTTATAGTGTTTGTTATAGTGTATATCCATAGTTTCTGAATCTATAAATCTTTCTAAGGCAGAATAAGAGTACGGTAATTTTTCAATACCAATATTTTCCATTTCTTTTAATATTTCTTTGTGGGGGTTGCGAGGTTGATTCGTCTATTTGATATAGATTACCTCGACTTTTTATTTTATGTTCAATTAACGAGATTTTACTTTTTAATCTTTTGAACTTCATTTTTATCTTTTTATTATAAATAATGGTAATTAATAAACTTTTATCGTCTTACCGAAATTTCATTTATAATTTGTTCCATTATATCTCCTTTATTTTCATTATCTCCCATTACTGTCTCGAAAATATTTTTTTTTCGGGACAAGATATCATAAATAACTCCCTCGATAGAGTTTTCAAAAATAGGGTAAAATACCGAAACATTAGATTTTTGGCCATATCTATACGCCCTATCTTCTGCCTGTGCGTGGTCAGATGGTACAAAGGATAAATCATTCATAATTACGGCCTCTGCAGCTGTCAAGGTTATACCAACACCGGCAGCTTTTAAATTACCAACAAAAACTTTAATCTTATCGTTTTCTTGAAATTGGTCAACAGAATTTTGTCTGGCAACTTTACTCATAGACCCATCTAACTTTACTGCTGATTTACCAAAGTGGTCAACTATCCTATTTAATGTATCAGTAAAGTTAGTAAAGACGATTACCTTTTTACCTTGTTCAATAATATTTTCAACCAACTCACAGGTTGATTTAACTTTATTTTCGGCAATAACTTGACGAACCTTCATTAATTTCGAGAACTGAACAGTTAATGATTTTTTTTCACTATCATCTTCAACCCAATTATAATACTCCCCCATTAAAGCCATATACTCTTTAGATTTTAAGTTAAGGTAAACTGGTGTGATTATTTTATCGGGTAAGTCTAATATGTCTTGTTTTAACCTTCGTAATACGTGTGTTTTAGTTCTATCCCTTAGCTCGGTTAGGTTTGACGAACCCGTTACATTCCATATTCTACGATTACCCACATTAAATTGGTATCCTTCACAATATCGGATAGCATAAGCCATCCAATTATACGCCACAGGGGATTCCACTAAATTTAATAGATTATAATAATTAATCGGTCGGGAGGTCATTGGAGTGCCCGTGAGTAACCATACTTTACCTATTGAATTAATAATGTCATTAATTAATTTAGTTCTTTTAGCTTGTACATTTTGAATATAGTGAGCCTCATCAACAATTACTAAATCAAATCCTTCCTGTAATATTATAGAGTCCTCTTTATTTTTTATGTCATGAAAATTCTTTAGTATGTCATAGTTCATAATAACAAAGTCAGCACTCTCCCATTTTTTACCCTCAACTATAGATATTGATTTATCGGTGTAGTTTTGTATTTCTCTTTTCCAATTAATTTTTAATGATGCGGGACAGACAATTAATACTCTCTCAATTCCTGACTCCAAAGCAGCAATTACTGCCGATGTGGTTTTACCTAACCCCATATCGTCAGCTAAAATATATTTATTATGTGTGGCTAGTTTCTCAATAGCCTCTTTTTGATGTTCCAACGGAGGTCTATGTGAGTAATCGTCATATGAGATATCGACTTGATTATTTTCCTGTGTTTTTATAAGGGCGACTCTTGGTAACCAAAATGAGTGTAACTTCTCATTTTCAAATATTTTACCCCAAATATGAAATGCTTTATCTTTTTCAACTAAAAGTTTCTCAATATAAATTTTTTCAGGTACTTTTGTCAATAACTTGTCCTCCATCATTTTTTTACCAAAATAACTATCTAAATCTACCCATCTTCTAGCTATCTTAGGAGTTAATGTATGATTGATAATTATATAGTCTGATTGTGCTCTTGTTAATTTAAAATGTTTTAATTCTTTAAATTTTTTTTGAATTGACAGTATGTGGTTATTGAACCCATCATATACTTCTAGTATACGTTGAGCCCTTACCTCTGGTATTTTTGATAACTTATCGTTCTTACTTTCCATATTGAAATACTTATAATATAACTATAAACATACTATTTATCAATATATGAGTAACAGAAAAATACCAATCACTAGATTAGAGAAGTTTTTTGGGTCTGAAGACTTTGACTTAGAGCAAAGTATGGGACGCGAATGGCTTGAGGGGGATATGAATTTTACTTTAGTATTATACAGGATTGACCGTCAAAAAACTAAAACAGACAATGTCTATGGTGAGACAGAAGAAGATGGTATTAAATATTTACCTCCTGTAGAGTTTAGGGGTTACGTAACTATTGAGTCACCTGATAATATAGATTACGCGAACTCTAAACTATCGCAGATGGAGCCAGGTAATTTAAAGGTTGGGGTATACCAAGAGACATTAGATGAATTGGAAGTTGATGTCGAGTATGGTGATTATATTGGTTATTATGAAACTGAAAATAGAGTTAGGTATTATTCGGTAGTAAATGACGGTCGTGTTGTTAGTGACAATAAACACACTTATGGTGGGTTTAAACCGTTCTATAGAAGTATAATCGCCTCTCCAGTTAATGACGGAGAATTTAGAGGGATATGAAAAAATTAATAAAAGAAATAAATTTAATTAAGAGACATATGGTACATATGTGTGAAGGTATAGAGGGCGAAAAAGTTGTGTGTGATAATTGTGAGTGGTCTTGGGATTTAAGTGACGGTGGGGATGACCCATATATTTGTCATAAATGTGGTAACGATAATCAAGAGGTAAACTATGTAGGTGAAAAAGTTATGGTTTATTATAATTTACATAAACACACATTTTCAGTTTCATATAAGGGTAAAATTGTTATGTATGCCGATTACGTTAAATTAATGGACGTAGAGTTTAGAGTTAGACAGGGAGGAAAAGAAAAAGTAAGAAATGAAATGAGAAAAAATGTACATGCCTTTGTTATAGGTACTTTAACCGACTTTTGCACTTACCCGTGTGAAGAACTACCTAATGAACCAAATGAGAATATCATAACATATAATCCTTACAAGTACGATTCATTTGTTAAAAAAGATACTGAAGAGCCAATATTTAAAGCAAATGAAGTTCAGATGATTAATTCTAAAAATAAAGTATTTTTTATTAGTGAAATTACAAAATAATGGCATTACCTAAAAACATAAAGAAACATTTACCGTTAACACCTGATAAAATTTTACATCAGAGAAGAGAAGAGTTATTAGAACAAATTCAAGAAAACGGTACTTATTTACCTAAATCAATATTACATGCAGATTTAGATATGGGTATGTTAGAGTTTGTTAAAAATGATTTAGAAGTTTCTGTAAGTGGTAAAAGAATTAATACCGTAGATTTAATTATAACCACACAAAATTGGGCTCAATTTACTGAGACGTGGAAATTTCAAGATTTAGATAAAAATATTAAACCTCCCTTTGTTGCCACAGTTAGAAATCCGGATGTTAAGTTTGGGACTAATCCATCATTACAGTATACCATACCAAATAGGAAACAATTTTATTATGCTAAGGTACCAACGTGGGACGGTCAAAGAAAAGGTATGGATATATATAAAATACCTCAACCAGTACCTGTCGATATTACTTATAATGTTAAAATTTTCTGTAGTAAAATGAGGCACTTAAATGATTTTAATAAAAAAGTATTACAAACATTTTCATCGAGACAAGCATATACGGAAATAAAGGGTCATTATATTCCAATTATATTAAACAGTTCTTCTGACGAATCAGTATTAGAAATCGAAAAGAGAAAGTACTATGTTCAAAATTATGAATTTTTAATGATGGGATTCTTGCTAGATGAAGATGAGTTCGAAGTGTCACCAGCAATCTCAAGAACCTCAACGGTATTAGAAGTAGAAACCTTTAGTTCTAAACGAAGAGCTAAAAAATATCCTGCAAATCCTAAGAATTTTGATTTAAATATTTTATTTAATCCGGGAATTAGTGCTCTGACTGAAACATATCGTTATCAGGTTAATTTATCGATATTAGAATCTAAGAATATTGCGAGTTACTCCGTATATATTAACGATAATTACATTGGTGATGATATAGATATAATTAAGGTTTCGACAAATGATTTGATTAAGATTGAGATTATAAAAGATGATATTACTAAATCAGGAACATTAATATCTAAGGCGACTTTACTATAGTTCCTCGCCATATATGTCAGTAATTTTCTTACAATTATCTTCAATTAACCGTTCTAAAAACTTATATATCTTAAATCCGTGTTTATTACAGTAACTCTTTAGTAACTCGTGAGATTCAGGAGAGATTTTTATATTCTTTATTTTATCCATAGACGTTTTTTTTTAAAGGTAGAAAAAAGGTAGAATTTTTTCCTACTTATAATAAGTATCCTCATTCTGTAATAGTGTTTTCGTGTTTTACTTAATATTTATAGTTAAATAAAATTAGAAAATAATTACACAATGGCACAAACTAACAAAGTATTCGTCTCTCCTGGTGTTTACACATCAGAAAGAGATTTAAGTTTTGTAGCGCAAAGCGTGGGTGTAACAACTCTTGGTTTAGTAGGTGAAACAATTTCGGGTCCAGCATTCGAGCCAATTTTCATCACAAACTATGACGAGTTCCAATCTTACTTCGGCGGTACAAATCCAACTAAATTCATAAATACTCAGATACCAAAGTACGAGGCGGCTTACATAGCTAAGTCATATTTACAACAATCAAATCAATTGTTTGTAACAAGAGTACTTGGTTTATCAGGATATGACGCAGGACCGTCATGGTCTATAACGACTGTAGGTAACTTAGATAGTACAGGAGCGACCGTAACTTCAGTTTCGTCAGCTTACACTATTACATTCTCAGGAACTTCAGGTACATCGACAAGTATTCAGGTTACTGATTACTCATCATTACCGACATCAATAACTGATGTTATAACAAACCCATACACCACATATACTGGTGGTCTATCAACCATACTTGGAGACATGAACGGATATTTGTATTCGGAAATTGTGCTTCCATCAACTTCAGGAACTACTTCATATTTTTGGGGAGCAGTAAGTTCAACTACATTTAATGATGTAACGGGCGCTACACCTAACTATGTAGGAAATACGAATGTTTTAGAGGTTAATAATATTTCATTCGAAAATTGTGTTTTAAATGCGTCGGTTAATGACCCATGGTATTATGCGTTATTTACGGAAACTAATAATATATATAACGGAACAGGATTCGGTATGGGAGTAGCTACACTTATTAATACAGTAGGTGCGACTTATACAGGAACCGCAGAGATTTATGTTACTAGTTACACAGGAACACCAATTACAGAATATCACGATGTAGTTGTCGGTACATTACGTTCAAGAGGTATTGATACATACACGACTGATGATGGACCAGTATATGAAGTGTCAGGTTTAACAAGCGCAGTTATTGACTCATCAGGAGCATACTCCGCGATAACAACAAACCCATTCGCGTCTTTTGTGGTATCAGCACAAACTAACGATGGAGATATTTTTACCTTCAATACCTCATTTAATTTATCTAAAGCAAATTATATATCTAAAGTGTTTGGTAAATCTAATTTTTCTAAATTGAAAAGTGAGGTACCATTATTTTTAGAAGAAGAATATAACACACTATTAAATACAGGTTATCGTTTAGGTAAGATTAGAGGTTTAAATACTTCATTCACATCTCTACCAAGTGCAAGACAGGATACTTCAAATACGAGTATCGGTTGGTATTTGGATAGATATCAGACACCTGAAACTCCGTACTTAGTGTCGGAACTTAGAGGTAATCAAGTTTACGATATGTTTAAATTCCTTACAATTTCAGATGGTAATTCTGCAAATAGAGAAATTAAAATATCAATAATTAATATATCATTTAACCAAGGCACATTTGATGT